CCAGAGAACTTCTGGAAAAAAGATGCCAACGAGCCAGACTTGGAAGGCATCGCCAAGAGCTGGACAGACCTGCGTAAGCAGATATCCCAAGGCAAGCATAAAGCCCCAGCCGATGGGAAGTATGACTTAAAGCTCTTTGGTGAACAGGCTGAAACCAATCAAATGGCCGGAACACTGTCCAGCTGGGCCAAGGACAATGGCTTGTCTCAGGCTGCGTTTGATGACTTGGTTGGCAATCTGCAGACTCAGGCCAGAGAAATTATGACTGGTGAGATGGTTGACCCGGCAGCTGAGATGAAGCAGCTGGGGCCAAACGGTGGTGCCATTGTCAATGGTATGGTTGACTGGGCCCGGGGGCTGGTCAATAAAGGTGTCTGGTCCAAAGATGACTTTGAAGAGTTTAAGATCATGGGCGGTACAGCTCGCGGCATTACAGCTCTGATGAAAATCCGGGAGTCCTACGAGGGCCGGGTCCCAACCCAGAGCATGCAGCTTGAAGGCGCACCCAGCAAGGATGACTTGTACCAGATGGTCAATGATCCTAAGTACAAGACTGATCCCGGGTACAGAAACAAGGTTGAAAAAATGTTTCAGTCCCAGTTTAAATAATTCTTCTTGGTAAGCAGTTGCCAATTGACCCAGTTTCGGCTGGGTCTTTTTTTTATGTATTACAAATAAAATAGTTGACCACTAAAGAAAAATGGTATATATAATGTTAGCAAGGCATATCTGGCAACAGACCCTTACCGCAGCGGATGCTGACGAGTGGCTGGCGCAACCAGCAAGTAATGGCCCTGTTTTCAGGCTCACCGATGCGAGAACCCTGTATTAATAACCAATGAGGTAAATCAAATGAGCGTTTCACTATCCAACGCCTTTGTTACTCTTTTTGACGCGGAAGTAAAGCAAGCCTACCAAGGTAAAGCAATGCTTGTTCCGGCGGTTCGCCAGCGTCGAGGAGTCGAAGGTTCTACTGTTAAGTTCCCTAAAGTGGGCAAGGGTGTTGCAACCCTGCGTGTACCACAAACTGATGTCACCCCTCTCAACGTAGCATTCAGCACTGTCACTTTGACTCTTGCTGATTACAACGCTGCTGAGTACTCTGACATTTTCTCCCAAGCTAAAGTCAACTTTGATGAGCGTCAAGAGCTCGTTCAAGTTGTTGCTGGTGCTATGGGCCGCCGCCAAGACCAAATGGTCCTTGATGCTCTCGCAAATTCAAGCACTAGCTTGACAGTTGCAAACAGCATTGGTGGTGCAACTACCAACATGAACATTGCCAAGCTCCGCGAAGCAAAACGCCTGTTGGACAAAAACAACGTAGCGCCAGATGGCCGCCACATTGTTATCCATGCAAACGGCTTGGCCAACTTGTTGTCCGAGACAAGCGTAACGAGCTCAGACTTCAACAGCGTTAAAGCGCTGGTGCAGGGTGAGATCAATACCTACTTGGGCTTCACATTCCATGTGCTGGGTGATCGTTCTGAAGGTGGCTTGGCCATCGACAGTTCTCTTGACCGCGTTTGCTTTGCGTTCCACAAGGATGCAATCGGCTACGGTGAAGGTATTGCCATGCGTACTGAGATCAACTACATCGCCGAGAAGACATCTTGGTTGGTGAATGAAGTCTTCAGTGCTGGTGCTGTTGCCATTGACGCAGAAGGTATCGTTCAGATTACCTGCCGCGAATCTTAATCTAGGAGACTGACATGGCATTTTCAAGCACTGGTTTTGTAACCGTATGCGCTGCCAAATCTGGCAATGCACCATCAATGTATCTGTACAAAACAGCAGATACCCAAGCCACGGTTAACACTGTGAGCTACTTTGACAGCGTTGCATCGTTGTTAAAAGTCGGCGACATTATTTTTGTCTATGACTCTACTACGCCTAGCCTAGTGTTGACTTACGTTAACGCTGTGTCTTCAGCTGGTGTGGTTGACATTGCTGACGGCACAACCGTAAGCGCAACTGACACTGACTAATTAATGGTCAGTGAGCTAGGCCACTTTCTGGGGATTCTCGGAGGGTGGCCTTTCTTACATTGAGAGGCTCAAATGGCTGCTGGCGACACTGGTGTATCAATCTGCTCTGATGCCTTGCTTCTAATTGGAGCCAAGGCTATTTCGTCATTTAACGATGGCACCGATGAGTCCAGCGTGTGTGACCGACTCTATCCCGATATCAGAGACTCCGTCTTGGTTACATACCCATGGAGCTTTGGCATGAAGAAGGTGCAGCTGGCCCAGCTGATCACCACCCCAAATTCTGTTTGGCGCTATGAGTATCAGCTGCCGGGCGACAAACTAGCTAACCCACGCGCCGTGTACAACAGCGCCAACCCCGGTAGCCCTGTCCAAAAGGACTGGGAGATCCAAGGCGACAAGCTGCTCACCAACCTGACCAGCGTCTTTATCGACTACCAATTTAGCGTGCCCGAGTACGCTATGCCCCAATACTTTGTGCAGCTGCTTAAATACATGGTGGCTTGGCACATTGCTGAGACCATCACAGAACAGCAGGACAAATCTACCAAGTGGCAGCGTGTGGCCACTGGTGACATCTCTGAAAATGGCCGTGGTGGGTACATGCGTACCGCTATGCAGATTGATGGCCAGAACAACCCGGTCCGAATCATTGAAGATTACAGCCTTATCGCAGTGAGAAACTGATGCCACGCTTTGTAGAATTCACCACCAACTTTGCTACAGGGGAGCTCGATCCCTTGCTACGTGCGCGAGTTGATCTGGCTGCCTACAACAATGCTTTGGCCAAGGCCACCAACGTACTAATCCAGCCCCAAGGCGGTCTGCGCCGTAGGCCTGGCACCAAGCACATCTTTGAGCTGCCAAACAGCAGCACCCCAAGCGCGGCCAATGGCGTGCGTCTGGTGGCATTCCAATTCTCTGTGTCTGACAGCTACATGTTGTGCTTCACCCACAACCGCATGCATGTCATCAAGAATGGCGTGGTGCAGGCCAACATCAATGGCACCGGGAACAGCTACCTGACAACTACCATTGCCAGCGATATTGTGGATGACATGTGCTGGGTCCAGTCTGCCGATACCCTGATTGTTGTCCACCCTGACCTGCAGCCTGTACGCATTACCCGCACAAGCGACACAGCTTGGACCGCAACCACCATCACCTTTGATGGCATTCCCAAGTACGCATACACCCAGACAATCACAAACCCAGCCGCTACCCTGACACCAAGCGCTGTGTCTGGAAACGTAACACTGACAGCTGGGTCTGCTGTATTTTCAGCTGGCAATGTCAACCAGTACATTAACGTGACCACCCAAGGCCGCGCTCGTATTGTTGAGTACGTTAGCACCACAGTGGTAAAGGCAATCACTGAATACCCCTTCTTTGACACCGCAGCGGTGGCATCAGGGGGTTGGGAGCTTGAGAGTGGTTACGTTGACGTATGGAGCGCTGGCAAAGGCTGGCCACGTACCGTGTCATTCCATGAGGGCCGACTGTACTTTGGTGGCAGCAAGTCCCGCCCATCGACTATCTGGGGGTCCAAGATCGGACTCTTCTTTGACTTTGTGCCAACCGAGTCTTTGGATGATGACGCGGTAGAGGCCACGCTGGACACCAATGATCTGAACGTGATCACCGACATTATCAGCTCGCGTGACTTTCAGGTGTTTACCACTGGCGGTGAGTTCTATATTCCGCAGACTGGTACAGACCCAGTTACCCCGCTGACATTTACATTTAAGAACGTCAGCCGCAATGGCATCAAGCCCGGCACCCGAGTGCAATCTGTTGAGTCTGGCTCAATCTATATCCAACGCCAAGGCAAGTCTCTCAACGAGTTTATCTTTAGCGACACCCAGCTGACGTACATCACCCAGCGCATCTCCCTGCTCTCTGGCCACCTATTGAAGGGACCGCAGCGGGTTGCCTTGCGTAAGGCATCCAGCACAGAAGAGGCAGACCTGCTCTTGATGACAAACACTGATGATGGCAGTATGGGTGTGTTTTCGATCATGCGGTCCCAGCAGGTAACCAGCCCCTCAGAATTTACTACCGATGGCCAGTTCATTGATGTGGGCGTGGATGTCAATACTATTTATGCGGTGACCAAGCGCACATTCAACAGCGTTGATCGGTACTTTATTGAGATGTTTGGCTACGAGTTCTTTACAGACTGTGCCTTTGTCGGCGGTGCAGCCGCCAGCGCCAGCAGCCTGCCCCATGTGGCCAAGGCTTTGAATGTGATCACAGACGGATCTCCACAAAGCAATGAGACTGTGAGTGGTGGTGGCTCAGTTACGTTTGACCGGGCAAGCGCTACTAGCTACGAGGTTGGCTTGCCAATCACTGTGTATGTCAAGACAATGCCTGCAGAGGTAAAGCTGCAGACTGGTAGCCGGGTATCGTTTAAGAAGCGTATTGTCGAGATCAGCGCAATTGTCAATAAGACGCAGAACATGGTTATCAACAACCAGCCTGTGCCGTTTAGATCTTTTGACAACCCATTGCTGGACATAGTGCCAACAGAATTTACAGGTATTAAGCGCGTCAATGGCGTGCTTGGTTACAGCCGCGAGCAGTTTATTGAGATCTCTCAAGATCTGCCAGTAAAGATGAACCTGCTGGGTTTGGACTACCGCGTTGCGGTTTTCTCAGGAACATAAAAAATGGCAATAACACCCGGACAAATAACAGCAGGATCTGGCTTTCTTGACGCTTATGCGTCTTCTGAGGCGCAGAGAGCCCAATCAATTGGCACGCAGACAAGCTACCTATTGCAAGCGCGAGACACACTGGCCGTAGCAGATGTCCGAGCAGACATGTCTGAGCAGTACGCCACCATCCAAGCTGGGCGTACTATTAAAAAAGCTGAGATTGAGGCACAGAACTACCAGATTGCTGGCAATACACTGTTAAAGAACATGCGCTCTGTTAATGCGTCTGTTCGCGCCAGAGCTGCTGCAAGTGGGGTAGTTGTTGGTGAGGGATCAAACCTTGGCATCCAGCGGGAGAATGTTGCCGCCACCATGCGTGATGTTGGAGTCTCTGACCTTAACGCATTAACTGCTCGGGTTATGGGCTTTGAAGACGCAAGTGCCATGCTGCAATCTACTGAGTACCAAAACTACTTAAACAGATTTACAGCTCAACGGCAGGCTGGCCAATACACACAAGCTGCTACTGCCGCTAGAAATACTGGTGGCTTGTTGGCCAATGCAACTATTGCAAGGTCTGCAACTGAATTATCAAAGTTCATAACAAAAGGCTAGATGATGGCAACACGAATTGAATCAGGCCAAATGCAAGTGCGCTCTGTTGGCAGTGCGCCTATTGTGCAAGTGCAACAGCAGCAGATCGACTACGTTGGACCACGTGCAGAAGCTCAAGGTGCCGGGGCATTAGCTCAAATGCTTGACCGTATGAGTGCCAATGCGTTTTCAACAGCAGTAGAAATGGTTAAGGATGAAGGGTTGCAATATGTAATTGATAACCCACCAAGTTCAGAGCAGTTAGAGGCTGCAAAGAATGGGGACCCAACTACTTTAATACCAAAAGGGAACTTTTCATATTTTGACAAAGCCGTCAGAAAAGCAAGATCGTATGAGCTCGCTAGTGAGTTCAACATTGAAATGAGCAACATTGCAAGCACTATTGCTGTAGAAGTTCAACAAGGAACACTTAACGCAGAGCAGGCCAGAAATAAGTTAAACAGTGCTCAAGTAGGAATGTCTGCCTCTTTGGCAAAAATAGACGCAGAAGCAGCGTTGAAGTTTAGAGCAACTTCTGCAATGCACGGCAATACAGTTATCAATGAGGCTTACAAGGTACAGCTACAAAAAGAAAAAGCAAAAAACCTTATTAAGCTAGAGCAGTATTACGCAAACGAAAAATCACATTTGCAAATGGTGATCAGTGAAGGTTCTTGGAAAGATGCTACTGGCCAAGATAGAACAATTGATCAAAAAATAGAAGTAATTGCAAAAGTTATTTCTGATGCAGCAATATCAGTTGGTGATGCAGGAGTACAACAAAAATACAGTGAAAGATTTGCCGCAGATATAAAACAAACAAAAATTGATGTTGGCACCAAACTGGTTTTAAGTGAAGAATTTATGGCCAACCCAAATGTTGGAACTGAAAGAATTCTAAAAGGAGACCTTGGTAGATTTTCACCAGTGTGGCAAGGAATGGATGAGGAAAGTAAAAAAGCTATACGTGATAATTTTAATAGCGCTGTAACTGCACGCAGGTCAGGCGTTGAAAATACTTTGTTTGCGGCACAACAAACTGGTGATGGTATTTTGCGTAAAATTTACATGGCAAATACCGTTCCTGAAATGAATGCTTTATTTAAACAACTTGACGGTTTGCCTGTGCAACCATCTGTGATTAGTGCAGCTCGTACTTTTATAAAAGGAATAAGCACTGCAGGCAGAGAGAAGGATGATCTTGCAGCGTTTGGTACGATTACTGGCCGTATTGCTGCTGGATTGGCAACGCCAAAAGAAATTCTTGATGGGCCGTTTACCCAAGAAACAAAAAAAGAATTAATGCGGAAACAAGCTGATCCAAGCAATCCAATTCACAAGGCCGTTACAGCAATCAATTCTGCAGTAAACATTCAGCAAGCTGGAATGCCGCCAGAGTTTTCTGATGCACGAGCAAGGGAACTTGCAAATTTAGTGGGTAATGATTTAAAGCAACAGCTCTATGACTTTTCCAGAACCCTTGATGCAAATGACCGACTGCCTGATAACGTAGCAATTATAAAAAAAGGTGAAGACCTTGCAATTAAAGCAAAAGCAAGTATGTCTACAGCATTTGCTGATGTGGCCAACACCAATAAAAATTCAGCTGTACTAATGATTCCGGAGTTACAAGGAGTTGATTTAAACAATGATGCAGCTGTCGATGCAGCAATTGCAAAAGCCACAGCAAGAAAAGCTAATCCTAATTCTGTAACTTCAGCTCGCAATTCAATTGACAATTACCGGAAGAACACAGCAAAAGTTCAAGGCCAAAAATGATCAACAAGCAACCAACCATTGATGACATCTACAACTTTGATGCATACATCAGCACGCCCGGTGTTCGTGAAGGACTGATGCAACGAGCTACGCTTGAGGATGCAGAATTTACAGTTGAAGACACCGATGCTGGCCAAGCCATGTATTTCAATGCACCGCATGGTGAGCAATTATTTGTAGGCATGAAAGACCAGACCGGGGCCATGGGCACTATGCCGGGCGACATCCAGCTGGCCGAGGTTGGAGCCAATCGTTTGCCAGAGTCTGCTTACAGTGGGCAAACACTTGATACGTTTACAGCTCCAAATTATGACAAGCTAAAAAAAGGCCAGTTCCGTCAAGACACTCCTGAAATGAGAGAGCAATCTGCAAATGCACCTATTGCAGCTCTTAGGGGTTGGTTGGCTGGTACTGCAGGTTTGCCGGGAGACATTGAACAAGTTCTTCGTTTGTTGGTTAAATATGTACAGCCTGATAGTTATATTGGAAAAAACTTACAGCCAGAATCATTCCTTCCAACAAGTGAATTCTATAAAGAATATCTTCCACTTGAGTCATCAAGAAAAGGTCCAATTGGAAGTTTTGCAACTGAAGCAGGATCAATGCTTGGTGGATTAGGAACTGAAGCTATTGCAAAAGGAATTGTAAAAACAAGCAAAGCATTGGCGCCAAAAGCTGGTGAGATGGCCGCCAACATTATGGAGCGAGGTGGAGTCCCGATCCGAGGGTTAAATATTATTGAACCCGGCTTAAATGTTATGCCCGGCAACAAGCTCGGCCTTGAGCCAGACCTAAGGGTTAAGATTGTTGCGCCAGATCTTGAAATGCCAGACAAGCCTTTGTTGGTTTTATCAACTGACGCTAAAAATGTAAATCGTCAAATTGAAAACTTAGATGTTATTTTCCAAAAATTCCCAGACCCAACATTGACTGAGGATTCATGGACTAAGTTGTTGGGATATTCATTTAAATCTGATGAAGTCCCAATCCCTCCTTACGCTGCAATCAAAGCACTGGAGTCACCTGAAAACTTAGCAAGACCTTTACGCAACTTGACTCAAGGACAAATTGATGATGCAAGTGCTGGGTTTAAAAATGCAGCTCAATTTAAAGACTTGTATACAGCTGGTAAAGCAGACGTTGTCACAACAGGTAAATTATTCTTGTGGTCATTCTTGTCTCGCGGTGTCAGTCCATACGTACAAGAAGGATTGTTCATGGACGCTATTGGCGGCATTGAACCATTCTTAAAGAAGGCAGCGTCTGGTAAATTTGATGCAACAGATCTTAATGAATATTTAGCATGGGCATCAACAATTGCTGGCAAAGGATCTGGCCAGCCGGGATCTGGAGCTACACACAACCTTAATGCGTTTGGCAAAAACTTCCTGACTAAGTTGGCAATTCCTGATGAAAATGGATTAACAGGATTGCAAAAAGTTCACGAAATGATGGCCAACCCAAATATGACAGGGCCACAAATTCGTAGAGAGTTTGCAAAAATTGGTACAGGGGTTGGAATAGATAACAAGGTTGTTAGCTTTACTTTGCTAGTTAGCGGTAGAGATGATGTGTTGGTCATTGACCGTGTGCAGCTAAGAAACCTTTGGGATGATGGTCAGTTCTCTGGTAAAAATCTTTGGGATGGCCGATCTGAAAAAAGAATGGTCAAAAAGAAAGATGGAACCCAAGTCGAGGAAAGCGCACAAATTGCTGGAACCGCCTTGTCAGACATTACTTACGGCGTAAAAGGTTTGTTGGTATATGAAACTCTTGAGCGTGCCATGGCTCAAAAATTAAAAGAAGCATACAAGTTGGTTGGCCGAGAAGGTGATGCATCTCTTGGACGCTACCACTGGGAAACATGGGTTGCCGGATCACAACAAGAAGCAAGCCATGGAACAATTGACGCAATCATGCGGGAGGCTGCTGGTGTGAAACAACCCTTTAAAGGGGTAACAGCCAAGCAGGGTGAGTACGGTATGTATGACTATGGTGCCAAGTATGGTGTCGATGAGGGTGGCCCATACTTTATTTACGACAACTCAAAAGGTGAGCAGTACAGATTTACAGTGCCAGAATTCCGTGATATGCTAGGACTGATGAAGGACACCAAGACTGGTATTGTCCCGAAAAACTTTAGAGTTTCTGCTAGTGGAAACTCACCTTGGTTTACAAGACCAGAGGTTAACAGGAGTAAATTAGATGATCTCATCACAGCAAGAGGAACCCCAGTTGGAAACGAGACAGCTGGAAAACAATCTGTTCCAGCAGATGGCCAAAGTACAGCAGCCAATGGATCCGGACCCGGAGCCAATGGAGGAGGATCAACAAGCGTAAAGAGGGGCCGTCGCGCTCTATTAAAAGGAGCTGAATAATGGCTATACAACCCCTTGAGTCTCGGTTAAACGACATGATTCCCGACAAAGATGTCGGCGTTCCTGTTGAATCCGCACCACCATTATTGGCAGAAGAAACGCCTGTTGATGAGTCGGTGCAAGTTGCTGGCCTTGCTACATCTGGTCTTGGCAATATCTTTAAAGTAATTAAGCAAGGCGTAAAAACTGTTGATCAGCTTGCTCCAAATGCAGCAGAAAAAGCATCGGGTGAAGCTGCTCGAAAAATTGTTACAGACTCAGCCATCAAGGTTCAAAAGGAATCGGTGCCGGGTGTTGTGCAAAAGATTGACAAGGCTATCTCAACAAAGCCAGCAGTAGTTAAGCCACAAGAGCCACAGCCACTGCCACTTGCAACGACTGAGGAAATGCAGGCCGCAATCAAAAGTGTTGATGAGGTTGTTGAGCAAGGGCCCAAGCTGGCTGATGAAAATGTGCCCGGTGTATTTATTGTTCCAGCCGATGAGGCTCAGACAATCAAGTTTTTGTCTGGTGCCGATACGCCATCTATTGGCATTGACTTTAACTTTAATAACATCCAAGACCCGGGAGATATCGACAAGATGATCGATGCTACCAGCCAAGTTTTTGCCAAACAGATTGATGCGGAAAAACGTGGTGTGCTAGGGGATGAAGCGCTTAAAGACATGGCAGCTCGCTTAAACATTGCACCTGAGTTATTGCAAGCTCGGTCTGGCGCAACTTTTAACGCAGAGCAGCTGCTGGCCGCACGCCACTTGCTGGTCAAGTCTGCTGACAATTTAGGAAAAATAACTGAGCGCATCAAAACAATGCCTGTTGGCACCGAGGATGACAAGTTGCTGCTTGAGTTTCGCAACTCGTTAGCCACCCACGCAGCTATTCAGATGCGCCTTAAAGCAGCTCAGACCGAAACAGCTAGAGCTTTGCGCTCATTCCGCTTGCCTGTTGATGGCACTGTTGGTATATCCGATCCCAACCAGATCAACATTCTGCTGCAAGAGATGGGTGGCCGCGCCAGCCTTAAAAACTTAGCAGAGTCTTACGGTAAATTATCAATGGATCAGCAGGCTAGATTCACAGAATTAGCTGGCGGCACCACTAAGAAACTGGGTGAGATCTGGCAGGAACTTTACTACTCATCCCTATTGTTATCGCCTGCGCCAATTGAGCGAGCTTTGTTTGGCAACATTGTGATGACGTTTGCTCGCCCGTTTGACACGATCTTCGCTGCCACTGCTGGCAAGGCCATGGATAAAGTGATCACCCCCATCTTTGGCAGTAAGAGCAGCGATGAAATTATGGCCAGCGAGGCCATTATTGAAATGGCCAACTTCTTTACTAGCCTTCCAAAAGCCATGAAGGCTGGAATTCAAGCGTTTGCAACTGACACAAGAGTTTATAAAGTTGGCCGTGATATGGACAAGATGCCAGATCCCGCCATATCTGCCAAACTGTTTGCAGACCCGGAAAGCCCAACAGCGCAGGCGGTGGACTTTCTGGGTAAAGCGGTCCGGCTTTGGTCACGCTCAATGTTGGCGGCTGATGAATTTAGTAAGGCCCAGCTGGCCACCATGGAAACTCGCAGGCTTGCTGCTAGAGAAGCATTGATTGCTATGGACAATGGCGTAGATGTCAACACCGCGCTTGATGGTATGGCTATGCAGATCACAAGCCCCGATCCTCGAGTCATGGAAAAAGTTAACCAAGCTGCTGTTGAGGGAACTTTACAGTCTGATCTAGGTTCTTTTGGCAATGCCTTACAAAAGATTCGGAATGATCTTGGCCCAGTTGGTACAGTCTTAGCGCCGTTTGTTAAGGTAGTAATTAACTCTCAAAAGCAAATGTTGGCACGCACGCCAATTGGTCAGTTGGCAATCAAAGAAATTAGAGAAGACATTGCAGCTGGTGGCGCACGCCGCCAGATGGCCCTTGGTAAAGCAAGCATGGGCGCTTCATTTATGGGTTTGGGATACTACTTGGCTTCAGAAGGACTCTGCACCGGAGCTGGTCCAACTGACCCTGCACGACGTAAGTTTTTAAGCGAGACAACCGGATGGCAACCATTCTCTTGCAAGACTGGTGAGGATGAAAATGGCCGAGCAACCTACCGTAGCTATGCTGGTTTAGAACCAATTGGTGGCATGCTTGGAATATCCGCAACGCTGGCTGAGATTGGCGCTGTATACGGCAAAGAAGATGATGATGAGTGGCACGATTTATTGTTGTATTCCACACTGCTGCCATTTAAATACATTGGCGAGCTGCCCTTTATGTCAAGCATGTCTGATTTCACCAGCATGATTGAACAAGTAAAGCGCGATCCAAAAGGTGAATCTGCAAACGCTGCAGCTGTTAAATTTTTTGGAAGTGTTAGCCAAAACTTTGCCGGGGGTGTTGTGCCAATCCCAGTGCCGGGATCTGCAAGTTTGCGTTTAATTGAAAATATCCTTGACCCACAAAAACGCACAGTTTCACCAGATCCAACCTTACCTACCGAGACTAAATACTTTGATTTTATGTTTCGCAATTGGTTGTCAAAGACTCCAATTCTGTCGGAGAGCCAAGCTGTTACACGCAACTTGTATGGTGAAGAAATAACCGTAGGTGAAAGTGGGCCAATGAATTTAGTGGTTCCATTTAATAAACGTGTTAGAGACCTCGATCCTATTGACACCAAGATTCTTGATATTGCAAGAATTCGTCAAAAGATGCCAGTAAACAAGCCCGGCAAAATAGTGGCCAATATTCAACTGACAGACGCTGAAGAGTCAGACATGTTGTGGCTTATGGGGGCAACACTTATAAATGGCATCACTATGAAAGGTGCGTTTGCCGAGGCTTTAGTTGATCCTGAGTTTGTTGCACAAATGGAACGTAATGCATATGAAGGCGTTTCAACCAAGCTGTCTAGCATTGTTAGTAAATACCGAGACGAGGCCGTGGCAAGCCCCGCGTTTGCGGCAAAGTACCCAGATGCGGCGGCTCAAATTGCAAAAAACAACATGCTTGCTTTACAGCAATTCCAACGTCAGAAACGCGAGCCTTTGGCCGTGGACTGAAACAGATTAAATTAGTACAATTACCAATAGTAAGGATTGAATCATGGCCATCCCAATTAGCAACGTCACCCGTCGAACAGTCTACGCACCCAGTGGCACTGGTGGCGCAGGCCCCTATGCGTTTACCTTTGAAATTCTGGCCAACACTGACATTGCTGTGTTCAAGGACGATGTACTGCTGACGCTGACCACCCACTACACGGTGGTCATCAACGCCAACGGCACTGGCTCGGTGACCATCACGGCCACGGGCTTGGCGCTGACACCAACCTCGCCAACCCAATACGCTATTGTTGGCAACCGCACCATTGCGCGTGCGACTGACTTCACCACTGGCGGCGACTTCTTTGCCAACACAATCAATGATGAGCTGGACCAACAGACCATCTTTGCCCAGCAAAATGCTGAAGGCTTGACTAGGGCGCTGACTGCACCACAGACCGACCCAACCACCATCAACATGACTTTGCCGCTTGCATCACTGCGAGCCAACAAGACGCTGGGCTTTGATGCAAATGGCAACCCTGCACTGGGCGAAACCTTGGGCACCAACCGTGGCAACTGGGCAGCTGGCACCGTGTACTTTGTGCGAGACATTGCAAAGGACACCACCACCAACAACATTTTCCAAGTCATCACGGCGCATACCTCAAGCGGGGCTTTGCCGATTACCACCAACGCTGACTCTGCAAAATGGACTCTGCTGGTTGATGCCGCATCAGCCACAACCTCGGCCACCAACGCGGCAGCATCTGCCTCGGCAGCCAGCACATCAGCCAGCAACGCATCCACCTCAGCCAGCAATGCAAGCACCAGCGCAAGCAATGCGTCCAGCTCTGCCTCTGCCGCGAGCACAAGCGCCAGCAATGCGGCCACAGCACAGACCGCTGCCGAGGCTGCACGCGACTCAGCCTTGGCTGCATATGACAACTTTGACGATCGCTACCTTGGCCCTAAAGCAAGCGATCCAACGCTAGACAATGACGGTAATGCCCTACTTGCTGGATCTTTGTACTACAACACCGTTGTGCCTGAGATGCGTTTGTACACTGGGTCTGCTTGGGTGGCCGCCTATGTGTCTGGTGCCGCGTATCTACTGACTGCAAACAACCTGTCTGAACTGACTGCTACTGCGTCAACAGTAAGAACAAACCTTGGCCTTGCCATTGGCACAAACGTACAAGCCTATGATGCAGACCTGACCACCTTGGGTGCTGGCGGCGCATCGGCTCGTACATTCTTGGGGCTGGCTATCGGCACTGATGTGCAAGCGTATGATGCTGATACAGCCAAGACAGATGTGGCTCAGAGCTTTACAGCGGCACAGCGTGGCGCAGTAACTGCCTTGACCGACGGAGCAACCATCACCCCTGACTTTGCTTTGGCAAACAACTTCTCTGTCACTCTTGGTGGCAACCGAACATTGGCAAATCCTACCAACTTAACTGTTGGACAGAGTGGTGTCATCAAGGTTACGCAAGACGCAACAGGAAGTCGCACTCTAGCGTACGGTTCAAACTGGGACTTTGCTGGTGGAACTGCACCCACACTGACAACCACTGCTAGTGCTGTAGACATCTTGGCCTACTACGTTGATGGCGCAAGCAACATCACAACTCGATTCATCGGAGATCGCAAGTGATAGGCAACCCTCTACTGCTTGGTGATGAGGGCGGGTACAACCTCACCCGCAGCCTACGGTTTCGTGCAAGTGCAACAGGGTATTTAAGCAGGACTGCTGGCACAAGCACAAGCGCACAAAAAGGAACAGTGTCTCTGTGGGTTAAGCGTGGAACTTTAAGCACTACTAACACACAGTATTTGTTTCAATCTTCTTATAACGCTCCACCATACCGTGATAACCACATTGGCTTC